TGAATTGTTAACATTATTTTGAATAAAAGGTGGAATATTACTTGATGCTGCTTCTTTTAATTCAGCATTTTCTTTTTCAAGATTTTTAATATGTTCTAAGTGTTGCCTCATTGCTGGCTCATTCCTATCACCACCAACAATGTCATCTAAATTTACAGCATCAGCATAATTGTCCTGTGCTATTGTTGCGTCTGAACCAAAATAATTATGTTTTGCTCTTGCAATGTCGGCTGAACTAAATCCTAACCCACCATCAGCAGTTGAGTATTCAGGCATAAGTTTTTTAGTCCTAATTTCATCTAAAGTTTCTGCTACATTTTCTTCCTCAGCTAATTTCATTTTTTGTTTTTTTAAATTTTCTGCTTCTGTTGCAACCCCAACATCATCTGTATCAACTAATGGTTCAGCATCAGCAGGCCCTGTATCAAATTTAAGTCCTTTTTTAATAACATCTGGTAATGGTAATCGGTCAATAAATTTATTGATTGCGTTTTTAAGCATGTTAGGTAAACCTTTAAAAAAATCTACGATAGGTGAAAACATGTTTGATACACCATCTACAATTTTTTGTTTTATACCACCAACACCCTCTATCACACTATCTTTAAGATTTATAATATTATCTACAATACTACCAAAAAAATTTTTTATTTTATCTTTAACAATTTTTACTGTTTCTGGTATTGTTTCTGTGAAAAAAGTTTTAATTTTATCAAACATCTCTGTAAATTTAGCTCCCATATAACTAATAGGACCATCATGAGGGTCAAATGACACGCCAAAAATACCAGCAACAAAAGCAGCTGCATTATCAAGTTGGTCAACAAAGAATTTTCCTATTTCTTTAAAGATATTAAAAAATGCTTTTGTTTTAGTCCACCAATCAGCATCTTCAGAAAATAATACTGATATATTTTCACCTAAACTTTGAAACAATACTTTTATATTATCAAAACCTTTTTTTAGTTTATCAAAAGCATTCATGAGTATATTATCTTTAATAAACGGCCATATATTGTCATATAAAAACAAGAAAACAGTCTTGATACCTTCAAAGACTTCTACTACTCCATTAATAAACATTTTAAATAATGGTTTTGCTTTTGCAAGAAATACTTTTAATTTTTGAAAAAGAGGACTTTTAAAGAACGCAACTAAACCAAGAATGGCACCTATTGACAATAATGATTTACCTACAGCTTTTGGGTCAAATCCCACAGATTTAAGAGGGTTTAGTGCCGCATCTTTAAGACTTTTTCCTAAACCTGATATCTTATCTTTAAATACTTTACCAAGACCAGTGAATAATTTTTCTGTTTTACTTTGTTCTTTTATATTTTCTTTAGACTCTTGTCTTTTTGTCTTTTCATTATCATTTTGGGCAGCAACTAATTTATCACCAGTTTCAGTACTCGCTCCAGCTATTTCTTTTTGACCTTCCTTTAAAGCTGCTTGACCTGTTTTAAGATCACTAAGTTTTTCTGATAATTGAGTGGTAGTTTTATTTTGCGATACGGTAGTTTTTCTCTGTTCTTTAAGCAAGTCTGCATCTGCCTTTGCCTTCTCTTTCTGAAATTTTATATTCTTCTCTGTCATTTCAGAAAGTTCGCCTGCTACTATTTTAGTATTTTTGTCGTCAGCCATTTATTATTTTTTCTTTTTACTTGTCATTGCTTGAGCACCAAAGAAAGCTGCAACAATACCAGCAACAGCGATGAAATATACACCTGCCATGTCACCTAGTATTTTTGATGCTTGTTCTAGTCCTACAAGATTTGCTAGTATTACAGCAAACGGATATAGTAACATTCCGTATAAAGAATACCATGCCATTGTTCTTTGAGCATCACGCATAGCATCAGCATCTTCAAGTTCTTTACGCTTGAATTCTAGATACATGGCATGCTCATCTTTAGATACCTTACCATCACCATTGGTATCTGCTGGGTGATGATTTGTTACTTTTGTTTCTTCGGTCATTATTTTGCCCTTTGTTGTTCTTTCATTCTCATTTTCTCATCTTTTAAATGTTCAATAAGCAATGCTATATAAATTTCTCTTTCCCACGGTAGCATATTCTCTAACTCGGTCAAAGAATATTTGTGATGTTGCATCAGCTGGAAATTTGTTTTTATCATATTTTCCACGCTGTCGTGAGAAAGGCAAACTACAAAAAACTTTCAAGCCCCTCTAGTATAACATCACTTTCAACACCAGTCTTACTATTTTTTACCCTAATCGGGTGTCTTAGTTTTGGCATGGACTGAAAGAACTCCATAACCTTATTCAACTGGTCAGTATTAAATGAATTTAAAAACTCATCTAATTCTTTATCATCGTAATCAGCTTTGGTGAGTACTTTATCACCATCTTCAATACTGTCAATACACTTCTTAACAACGTTAAAAGAACCATTTACATCATCTTTAATAGATGCATTTTTCAGATCAATATCTGAAACTAATGGATATCTCATATTAATTGTTATGGTATCTGTAATATTTATCTTATTAGTGTGGTTTTCAGTCATATTAACATCTATTTCATCAATATTAATAGTAACTTTTTCCTTTGTTTGACCATCATCTGGGCAAGTAACCATTACATCTACTGATTCCCCTGCTGATTTTGATCTTAGTTTTAAGAACACATATTCAATATCAAATATAGGATTTTTCGCACCAACTTTTCCAAAGGTGCATGATTCTATTATTTCCAATATTGCATTGTTTCTATCTCTATCAACTTTACTTTGTTGAGCTAACATAAGAACCTTTTGTTCTTTTACTAGGAAAGGTCTGTATTTAACAACCTCACCTGTTGAAGGTAGCTCAAGGGTATAAGTTGGATTTTCTATTTTAGGTAATGCCATTATTATCGCTCCTTAATAATTATAATTTTCGTAAAACAGCAGGTAAACGACTTCTTATTTGTCTCTCTACTGTATTAACAAATACATCGCCAATTCTTTCTAGCAATGGTTTTGGTAATTCTGCCTCATCTGTTAAGTTCTTCCAATATCTATATGCCCATGTAACATTTATAAATGATATTGCGTTTTGTGTTGCGTAGTCTAGTGATTGTTCAGCCATGTTTACTGGGTAACACTCAACTAATTCTACACCATATCTTCTTTTATCTTCTTGGTCTAATTGAAATATTTGCATGGAACCTACATAGTCTGAATAGTAACCAATAGAGAAATCGGTTCTTGGTGCAGCTAGTCTCATCCATGTGTCGATAAAATTCTTTTCTTTCATATCTTGACTACATCTAATTTGTGTAACTATTTCAGCAAAAGTTTGTCCTCTTACTATTTTTCTTGGAGGTCCGTATATGTTTGTGTCTTCTTCAGCTTGTAACTGTACACCAGGAAATGAAACCGCAGCCATTTCTAGTGATGTCTTTCTTACAACATCTTTATTCTTATTGTTACCAGCACCTGCTTGTTGTGTGTATCTTGCTGGTGGTCCAATGATAACTTCATAACGAGATGGTCTAGCATATCCACCATCTTGGGTTCTAAATGTTGCTAACAATTCACCTATAACACCATATGCAAATCCGTCTAGTAATCCGCTTCTTGCCATTAGATCATTCTCCTTGAATCTCTGTGAACCTGTTGTATGCTAGCTTTCTTAAATCTTGCGACTGGTAATAAAGCTGCAATGGTAAACTCATCAGCATCAATTCTTCTAAACTTAGATTGAACTTTACCTGATAAATATTTTTTCAATGCAGGTTTAATCAATCTTACATTTTTTAATTTTGAATAAGTTGCCACAATTCTTGTGGTCGCATCAAACTTATTATTATTTGTTTCATCAATCAATCTATCTAATAATCTTATTCTAAGATTTACAGGTAGATAGTGTAAATTAATTCCTAAGAACCCACCTTGAAATGTGTCAATAGGAAGCACTAAAGGAAAAGTATCATAATAAGGTAAAGTCTTTTTAAATTTTGGGTCATAAACAAATAAGTTTAACTTACCAAAGTTTGGTCTAGCAGTTACTTTACCCTCTCTCATCAATTGAGTTTGAGTTGGAGTACCAAACTCTTTGATTTTTCTTCTATACCAATCAGTAGATTTGGGTTTTCCAGCGGCGGCCTTTTTAACCGATTGTATGTACTTACTTTGTGCCATATCTATTATTTATAACGTGGTTGTAGGTGATCTTCGGTAAGGATTTTAAACTCTAGATCATTTAGTTGACAATACTCTGTGGCATATTTGAACTTTGCCTTATTGACAATATATGTTTTACATTTTCCAAACCATTGTTTTGTACGTCTCTTAGGATTAGTTGGAGGTGGTTTTAAATCCTTTTTAGGTTTAACTTCTACAATAAATTTTTTAAGTGATTTATCTTTTTGTCTAACTTTCATATAGAAGTCTGGGTAGTATCTATGCATACGACCATCTATTGGTGAATAATAAGGTATCGATATCTCTTCACTTCCCCACTCAATAACAGCCTTTGTTAAGTCGCAGTATTTCATAAGTTTAAGTTCCCACAAAGAACGATATACTATGTTATCAGTATTGCCTTTATATTTGTATGGATTGGAGGGTTTAAAACGACCACTATATGCCATTATCTTCTCATTTCTATATAAATAATTAATATTACAAGGATATTTATATGTCAATAATCAATAGAGATGCAGTCAAAGGCGCAGTAGTAACAACTGGTACAGGTGTCGTTTTAAAAAAGGCAAG